CTCGTCAGTAATTTGTATAGGTTTGACGCGTGCCAATGCTTTGTCCTCAACTAGCGAACTAGTATGTACCAGTGGGTACAATCTTTTCAGGAAGGTTACAAAGGGGCAATCTACGTCAGAATAAAAACCATTAATCAATTGGCCTTGGAAGATTTGGCCACGCTCAAGCATAGTGAGCTTCTTATTGGGCAAATCAGTTTTTGTTATGCCAAGAGTGCGGAACATAGTTCCAGGCACAAGCATAGCTCTCCATTGTCCTTCAAGGTCTAAGACTGGTTGTCTGCGAAGAAACCGCAGATCTACAGGTCGAAAAACCTCATTAATGGCACAATGATATCCAACAGACTCGGCTGCCAGTTGAAATGAATCAACGGAAACATCAGTGTCTGGTATCAAGGAAAAGGCTATGAATAGGCAGTAACAAGCCACCGTATTAATTAATGTTGTTATTGTTGAACCGGATGAGAGGATAGGGCCATTGGGTAAAAGTATAACTTTCTTCTTCTTGTCATAAACTGATCTAATGACTAGCTGGTCAGAGCATTGATCAATCAGTGTGGAAATGACATTGTCTTGAGGAAAAAGACTTTTAACCAATTCAAACATATGGGAAGAGTGAGAAACATCGCAAGAAGAAATGTCAACATCAAACCATCGGTGTTTGCCGTCAATGGTTATACGCAAGAGCGAATCGTCGCTAAAAATTGCATATTCGAGTCTATTTGAACCGGTGATGATATTATTAAACATCAAATCCATAGACTCACCATTGCACGCACCTATAAATTTACAACGACCATTATTGAAATGAAAATAGTTTGTATCTAAGAAATCTTTACAGACACCAGTGTAAAAGGCACCCTGTAGGGAAGCATGTACACCGAAATCACCGATTGTTCTCGGATATTTGCCAGGTTTGGCCAACTCATCTTTTTTCATCTTAAGTAGAAAGTCGTTAACCTTCCATACACCATTAACGTTCAAATTACGGTCATACACATCTATCATAGCAGTCTCTCTCAGAATCCTTTTTGGGTGAATGTCATGAACATGTACATCGGCCTCTTCAATCATGCTGATCCACTCAGTCTTAAACTTAGAAGTAAATGCCAATAAATAATGTTTATGCTGAGAGATAAAATCAAGTTGATTTTTACGCATGATGGCTTCGTAATTTATACGTACAGGTAGGTTCCTTTCCATACTAAACTTATCCTCTCTCAAACATGTCTGTCGCCGTAGGGCTTTAGCCATGTTACGATCGGTGTGTGAATACACCACACCTGAGTGACGGAATGAGTTGGAAACTCTGGTTCTAGATGAACCAGAGGGAACTATGGGTAAGAGGGGTTGTGGACCGAAATCTAGATTCCCGTTTTCGAAAAATCTTTTCCCGGTTTTGCAAGTAAATCTGCCGTTAAACTCAAATGGTTTATCGACAGTGCAATCAACAGCCTCTATCCTTTCACAGCCTGTTTCCCAATAGAGGAGGTTGGGCGGCTGCGATCGTTTCCCATCTTATTAACGACGGGAAACTTAGAAGTCTGGACATCATTCAACAGCAAAGTTGGTCTCATAGCTTGCTGTAAACCCCAGGCAATGGTGTAAGAATGATTAAGAACCCATTTATCCTTGACTTTCTTGTTAAGCTCAAAATGGTCTAGTGCCAGATACTCCCTAATTGCGCTCTCTGCGTGTTCTTTGAAACCGAACGTGCGCTTGCCGGTTGAAGACGTTTCTATCCTCACCAGTCTATTCTCAATAGCATAGCGTGTAATGTGCTGCGCCAATTCAGGATGTATCTCTAAGTCTTTATACTTAGTGAATCCGAGATCGCGCCACGAATATTCATTATGCGTAGAGTCACACGTAATCAGTCCAAAAATATGTGTAGCGGAAGTGGTGACTTGGGTCTGTTGTCCAATAACAGACACGCCACTAAACATTCCCTCCAAAAAGGTACCTTTAGTCAAGTAACCTAAGATTGAGTCGTCATTGACATCACCAGCTAAGTAGAATCTCTCAGTTTTCAATGGAGATTGCTCTGCCACAATGGCAGGTCCAGCGTCTGGTTTTATAATGTTGACATGATCAGTGGAAGGTAAGATTACCGATACAGGCGTGATTTCCTGATCAGAAACAGATGAAGACAAGAAGGGTGTTGTCAATATCGATGAATGATCATCACGCGAAAGAGCGTCTATGACAGAGAGGTCAGAGGGGTCAGGTTGCGTCAAGTTGCTAACAACGGAATGATGAGAATCATTTAAGAAGTCATCTAACTGCTGCAATACAGAGTCAAACGAATTGCTTCGAATGATGTTGCTAATAGCAGGGGTCCTGAAATCCGTTGGAACTTGATCCGCAAAGCGAGAATCCATATCGTAAATATCACCAATATCAGGAAGATTCATTGATGATAACGATAAAACATCAGTCGGAATACAACTGTCACTAATAAGTGATGCGTTATCGGGTGAGCGGTCGCGATCGTTGTCAGTGTCAATTTGACTGTAACTGTCACCAACAAGCGATGCGTTATCGGATGAGCGGTCGCGATCGTTATTAGTACCAATTTGAATGTTGGACGCTGGGATGAAGTTAGATACGTAATTATCTTCGCAAAATGCGGAAAAAAGATCGCTATTCAACTCCTGCTTACTCTTGCGTTCAACATCTTTTTTAAGATTCCTCCTGTCCTTTCTGTTCAATTTGGGCAAAATTGGAGTCTGCTCAAACAACCCATGTTCATTTTCAACCAAAGTGAAATAATCATCAGATTGCGTGGGGGAGCAAGTGAGGCAAAACGTATCCGCAGGGTGATAATGGCTATCCAACCCAGGACAGACATCACCACACAACATCATTTTCTTAACCTCTTCAACACGACGTTTTGCCCCGGAGGATGGGGGTTTAGCTTCACCTTTCCTGCGACCTGAACGTTGCAAATGATGGTGACAACACTTAGTACAGTCGTCACGATCAATGCATTCAGCACATTCAACATCGTCCAAGCCAGTCCATGAGCCATTGTTGCCATTCAAAGATGATTGGACAAAATGAGCGTCAACAGACTGCAACCCCCAAAAAGAATCTGGATACTCTTCGAAACCGACGGGTATCGCGGTCTCATATTTAGACATCAAATAAGTGTCGGCCTTCAAACTGGCGGACAGAATTCGCATATCTTTGAGTTCCTGATATGTCATGTACCTCTTTAGACAATCAACAACGGAATCGGGGCGATGCTTTGTAAAAGCAGCCATAATACGAATCTCGGTGATGTTATCTCTCGAGGCAACAGCCGGAAAATCGAGTTCTGCCTCTAAGGCGAAGAAGTCGAATTTATTGCGATGCAAGTTGAGAAAGGCTTTTTCTATGTCGAAAGGGGGGACAATAGGTTTCCTTTTCTCCAACTTATGGATACGCAAATACTTAGAAAAAATAACGTTGAATAGCCACGTCATCTCACGAATAGTATAGAGATGAAAGGTGGCCTTATCAAGCAAACTGGAAACAGCAGTATAATTTTGCGGAGACTCGACTGAGAATCGGCGCATACCAAAAAAAGGTAGTTGGGGTTTGCCAGGTTTTCCTGGTTTGCCCTTTCTGCCGGAGTTGTTTGATCTTTCCCGAACTGTATGAACGGCTTCTCTGTCAAACATGGATGTCTCATTTTGCTGACGGACATTAATGTTTGAATTTCTCTCCCCATGAGTGGAGAAGCCTTCTTTGTTGAATGATCTGTTTTTAGACTCAGAACGTAAATTGGCGCGTTGATGCTGCTTTTGTTGTACGGTCTTCGGAGCTCTATTCATGATAATTCAAAATGTTTTGTATTAACAAAACCGCGCCATTTCGCGCGTGCTGTATTTCAAGCATTGGGGTCCGTAGACAGTAAAGGAATATGTGTCTGTGTGAAAGGAATATGTGTCTGTGTGAACGGAATAATCGTTTTAAAAAAGGGGGAAGAAAATATGTGCAAAAGGGGAGAGGAAAGGGTATGAGTAGTGGCTAATTTTGGAAAGAATTTCTTGGTTCCTTATAATAACATGGCGCCAACGGCTTTGGTGATGGCACCAATAGCCACAGGTTTTAATGCAGAAGCAACTTCACGCAATGCAGAGTACATAGCGTTCATCGGGGTGACGCGAGTAGATTGAATGATGGAAGGCATCCTTTCAGCAGCGGCAGTAACCATTTCAAAACCTCTCTGATCGGCATCAGAGACAGAAGCATTCGCTGCAGTTGAGGAACCCACATATTCGGTATGTTGAACAAGTTCAACAAGGAAGGTGGAACCTGCAACACCTGTCACTTGCACGATAGCAGGCGGAGAGCCG